CGATAAGATCGGAATGTCATTTGAGGACATCTGGCTAATAGCCTGCGAAAAGGTCCTATTTACAATTTACTCTACAGATATCACAGAGGTATACGAAATAAGAAACCTAATGATGGACCTATTCCGCAGAATGGATGAGTCAGCCAGGGATGCCAATAATGCCAGAGATACAGATAAATTAATATTCCACAGCATTCATGTGGTCGAGACATCACCCATAGAGCCTTCAGCAGAACTTCAGGGTTTCATATCCACAGATGTGATCCTAGAGGTCAAGTATTCAAGGACTACTAATTCCAAGGGCCGCTTTAACTAGTTGCTTTTAGTCTAGTTATCCAGTAAAATTAGCTAAGAGGAAAAAGAGAGCCTAGCCAGCTTTGATTAGATTTAAAATGTAAGTCAATATATATATATGTTTATTTAACAGGAGGTTTTACAACATGGCACAAAATACAGGTAATGCTAGAAATATTCTCGTTGGTGCTTCACCACTATTTCTATCTACACTAGATATTACATCTCCAGATTATGCAGATTTTGAACCAACAAATACTGCAAAAGCTGGAACAGCAACTAAGAACAATAAGGTACCAGCATTCGTACCACCAACAAACTTAGCGGAAGGCACATCTTACACAAATACACTTAACGCTATAGATGCAGCTAAGGGACAAGACGGAGCTTATCGCAACGTCGGTTACACAAATAACGGTCTTCAGGTTACATACAACCCATCATACGGTTCAGTAACAGTAGATCAGCTTCTTGACTCAGCAAAGCTTTTCAAGGAGACAATGGAGGTTATGATCGCAACAGAAATGGCAGAAGGTACTCTTGAGAACGTTCTTGCTGTATTCGGTCAGCGTTCAGATACACTTGATGGAACAACAGATCCAAAGGTAAAGGTTTTAGGCCTTGCTGGTGGAGCACTAGGTGAGGCTCCAACAGAGCGTCAGCTAATTGCAGTTGGTCAAGCACCAACATCAACAGCTGTTTCAGCTTCTGAGCGTGTATATTATGCACGTCGTGTTCTTTCTGTACAACAGTCACAGTTCTCTTTGGCTCGTAACGCAGCATCAACATTCCCAGTAACATTCCGTTTGCTTCCATCTGGTGACTCAGCTCACGCAGGTAAGGAATATGGTTTCATTGTAGACCGTGTTCTTTCAAAGCTTTCAGCATAATTAATATAATTAATTAATAGATTGCCCCCCAAGAAATTGGGGGGTTTTCTATTGCTATGATATTTTGAATATGATACAATAATTAAGACGAAATCCTAGGAGGATTAAATTGGCAACTACAGTATATGATGTTGAAGAAATTCAACTACAAAATGGCGCAACAGTTAAACTTAAGCCTTTAACAATTAAAGAGCTTCGTGAGTTTATGAAAGTCATTCAGAGAACACAAGAAGTAACATCAGAAGATGAGACATTGACAATTCTTATTGAGGCATGCGGAGTGGCACTACAAAAGCAACTCCCAGACCTAGTAGCAGATAAAGACGCATTTGAAGACACACTTGACGTTCCAACTATCAATCGCATTCTAGAAGTTTGCGGCGGAATTAAGATGGACGACCCAAACCTACTAGCGGCAGCAGTACTGGCTGGTCAGAACTAGATCTAGCCGCTTTAGAAGGGGAAGTTTTTCTTCTTGGTAATTGGATAAATTACGAACAATTAGAAGATAATCTTTCAATGCCAGAGTTGATCCAGACTTTTAAATCAATGCAAAAGACTGAATCGGAGAAAAGAAGATTCTTAGCTTCAATTCAGGGAGTAGATTTAAATGAAAGCAGTAATGAAAATGAGGAGGATTCATCCTTCGAAGATGTTAGAAGAAGAGCGCTTGGTATAAATGCAGCAGCAAATGATGTTGTTTCATTACAAGGATCTTTTGCCAGCGAAGCTGGTTTTGGCATCGGAGCAGGATTAGGATACCGAATAGAGTAATATAAGTATATGGCAGATAATTTAATCACGACCAATATTACCGCCCACGCAGACTTCACGAGTTTAAGAACTCAACTAGCTGCGGTTACTGCCCAACTCGTAAAATTACAAGAAACAACAGCGGGAACTAACGCTAAGCTTGCAAATCAAATTGCAGTAATGAACAAGTCGTTTGCAGAAACGATGCGTTCAACTGGTCAGTTCTCTTCACACTTTGTATCACTATCTTCAGACGTAGACAAGTTCGGCAAGAACTTAGATAGAGGCCGTTTAAAGCTCAACGATTATTATAATGCTTGGAACGGCCACACAAAGAAAACTAGCAACTTAATTAGAGATCTTGCAAAGCAGCAAGTAATGCTTCAGCAAGCAATAGTTCAGCCAGTTGGTAAAAATGCACAAGGCCTAATGCAGTACAACGTAATGGTTGCAAAAGGCTTAGATGAAGTAAAGAACAAGATGGCACTTGCTCGCCAAGAAGCAGCAATCATGAACAAGGTTATGCTTGATGGATCTAATCAGCTTATTAACTGGGGTAAGAATACACAGTGGGCTGGTCGTCAGTTAACTGTTGGTTTAACTGTACCTCTTGCAGCATTTGGAATGGCTGCACAAAAAGCATTTAGAGAAGCAGATGCAGAGCTAGTAAGACTCACAAAAGTTTATGGCGGTCTTGCAGCCACATCTTCAGCAGACTTAGCCCAAGTTAGAAAAGACATAACTGCTACAGCAAAAGAGATTGCTAGCTCATACGGAGTTGCATACAAAGAAACAATTGCATTAGCAGCGGACCTTGCAGCAACTGGTCAGCAGGGAAATGATTTAATTCAAGCTACTCAGCAAACAACAAGACTTGCAGTTCTTGGTGAAGTAGATAGACAAGATGCTATGAAAGCAACACTTGCTATTCAAAATGCATTTAAGCAAAATACAGAAGAGCTTACACAGTCAATTGACTTTCTCAACGCAGTTGAAAACCAGACATCAACAAGCCTTGCAGATTTAACTGAAGCAATTCCTAAAGCAGGACCAGTAATCAAATCGCTTGGCGGAGATGTAAAAGATTTAGCACTTTACCTTACTGCCATGAAAGAAGGCGGAGTAAATGCTGCCGAAGGCGCTAACGCAATTAAGTCCGCAATGGCTTCTCTTATTAACCCAACTAAAGTTGCAACAGAGCAGTTTGCAGGATTTGGAATTGATTTAAAGGGTATTGTAAATAGTAACGCTGGTGACTTAACAGGAACCATTATGGCGTTGCAGGCAGCGCTAGATAAACTAAACCCATTAGATAAGTCAAGAGCAATTGAGCAGCTATTTGGTAAGTTCCAGTTTGCAAGAATGTCTGCACTATTTGAAAACCTAGGAAAGCAAGGATCGCAGACACTTCAAGTCATGGACTTAATGAAGGCAAGCGCAGTAGATCTTGCACAGATATCTGAGCGAGAATTAAAGATGATGACAGAGTCAGCATCTGGACAATTTAAAAGAGCATGGGCATCAGTACAGGCAGACTTAGCACAAACAGGTGAGCAGTTCTTAAGAATAAGCACACAAGTATTAAAGGTTGTAGATTCAATCATCAAGTTCTTCCAGAACCTCCCAGGCCCAGTTAAAACATTCTTGAATGCATTAGGAGGCCTAACAGCAATTGCTGGTCCTCTTATTATGATGGCTGGTGTGATGGGCAACTTCATTGGATATGTCGTAAAGGGCATATTCCATTTAAGACAACTTGCTAAAGGTGGCCAAGGATTCAAACTGCTTACCCCAGAAATCATGGCAGCAGAAGCAGCGGCAAAAGGATTAGCAACTTCATTCTACTCAGATTCAGAAGCAACAATTGTTTTATCAAATGCAGTAAATACTCTAACAGAATCATTTAATAATCTTGAGCTCAAGGCAAATGCAGCAAAAACTGCTGTACAGCCAGCAATATCTACAGTTGCAGGCGGAGTTCTTATGGCAGGCGGAGTACAAAGTGGAAGAGTAGTAGATAAAAATAATCCATTAGTTGGTGCACCATACTCAAGAGATATGTCTCACTTGATACCAGCACAGAGCCAGCAGATGGGAACAATATTTGGAACAGTTCCTGGAGCTGGGCCAGTAAATGTAAGAATTGGAAAAAATCCACAAGCATACATGAATCAAGATATGCCAAAGATTCCAGGAGTTACATCTGTTAATGGAACTTCAACTGGTATTGTTGCACAAGAGGCAGCAAAATGGCATGCAATGACAGCAGCAATAGCGATGCAGTCCGAAGCAGAAATCAAGATATTAAAGGCAGAAGTAATGGCAACTGGCACAGTCACATCCAGCCTAGCAGATTCTTATCAAGCATTACTACCACAATTTTCTGAAATAACACAATTAGCTGCTGCCGAAACAGAAGCAATAGTTGCACAGCTACAGGCTAGCAAGATAACTGTAGATCAAGCGAGAGCAAAAGTTATGCAAATGAATGCGACAGTAGAGGCAATGCTTGCCGAAACTGCAGCAGCAACTGCAGCTGGTATGGGAAGAGTTGCAAATCTAACTACAGTCCCACTGACATCGCAACCAGTGGTAGATCCTTTAACTGGAAAATCAAACATGAAGGAAATGTTCCATAAAGGAACAACAAAAGATATTGTTGATAAGATTGCAAGAGCACTTGGTGGAGTTAGAACATCGGGCGCAGGATATAATATTCAGACAACAAAGCCTAAGTTTGCAAAGGGTGGAATAGTACCAGGAACTGGAAACACTGATACGTACCACACAACTGCAGAAGAAGGATCATTTGTAATAAACAAGGCTTCAACAGAAGCCAACATGCCGATTATAGATGATTTGTTGGGCGGAGCAAAGCTACTTAATTCAGGCGGGCAGGTTCCAGTTGTATTAACACCAGGAGAAGCTGTAATTCCAGCGAATATTGCACAAAATAATATGCCTCTAATGTATTCTCTCAACGGAGGGCCAGGAAATACTGGAGGAACAGGTCATCCTATTGGCGGAAGAATATTACCTACAGTTAAAAGCATGGCTGGGCTTAGGGGAGTAGCTACAAGATGGTCACAAAATAATTATAATCAGGACTTTAAATATCGATCAATTATTCACGATGCCACAGCGCTAGTTCAAAAGGGAGTCGCCCCAGAAACAGCAATAGCAATAGTTGCAAGAGATTTTGATAAGGCTATATTAAGAACAATGGATAAAAACACTGGCACCATATCTGATGCAAAGTGGGCTCGCTTAAGACAAGCGCAGCTCACAGAGCTAGAAAACGAATTGCTAGTCAATGGGTTAATGCCACAAGAGGCTAGAATTCTTGGCACAAAGAACCCAAGAAGATCTCCAATATCTGGTAAGGGTGGACCTCAATCTGCAATGGATATCATGTCTATTATGTCAGATATGGGCTATGACCAAGTGCATCTTAAAAGAATTAAAAATAGTTTTGGCTTACATCAAGACTTCACATCAGAGCACGTTCTTCCATATGAAGCCTGGAAACAAAATGCTGATTTTAATTTATATCAAGCAGTAGCAGGAAATAAAGCCTCTAATCATTTCACCATGAACATGGAAAGAAAGCTTTTAAGATTTAATAAAGAAAACTTAATGCCAGACACATATCCAAAGACTCAGGCAGAAGCAGATCTTAGAATGCAAAAGCTATTAGAGATAACTGGGTATCCAACTGTTGAAAAACTCCTTGCTGCAGGAAAGCAAATTGAAAACGGCTTAATGACACCTGGGATGAGATCAATTCTTGCTTTTGCTGAATCCACTCTAACAAAAAAATCACTTAGTAGAAATAAAGGCGGCTCAATCCCAGGTAGGTTTGCACAAAGATTATTTGGCGGAGGAAAAGCACTGTTCCTTGGTATGCCTAAAACAATTAAGCAGGTAGAACAACAAAGAGCGATGAAAGCAGCAATGGAAAAGGCAGATATTGCAGTTAAAGATTCTAGATTTGCAAAGCATCCAGTAACAGAGTATGGAGATTTACTAGAGCCAACATCTGGAAGAAGCTTCCCAGTTCCTGGTATCGGTGGCGTATATACAAGAAACGGCGAAAAGGTTTTTGTTAAACCAATGCTTGATGAAAAGGCAGCACTTGCTGAAATGAGAGCAACACAAATTGCTCGTGAAGCACATGGACTAAAGGCTCCAAAACAAACTCTTAATGTAATGCGTGATCCAACTGATCCAAAGGGATTGAGAAAGCTACTAGTTCTTGAATCACCATTCGATAAAGCCCTTACTGTGCAAGACGGTAAATTTACTACAGATGAGTATTTCAGACAGCTTCTTGCATCATCTCTTCGTGGAGATAAAGATCTAGGAAGAGGCAATCTATCTGGAAATGTTTTGTCTGATGTTGGGACTGCTGGAGTATTTTCAACAGCATCTGGGCTAAGAGACTATGCTGGATTCATGCCTTCAGTTGGAGATCAGGCAATGGTTAATTTGCTTGGAATTAAGGGAAGCGGAGCAAAGAAGTTTTTTGCTGAGTCTACAATGGACATTCCAAAGGGTATGACCCCAGACGCCTACAATTCAAGAATGCTTGAAGAAATTGAAGCAACTTTGCCAAGACTGAAAAAAACTATTGGGAGCTTTGATCTAAATCAGCAAGAAAAAGTTGTCTATGCAAAAATGATTAAAAGACTTGAAGATGCAAGAGATGTAAAGTGGAGAGAACTTCATGGCGTACACTCAGCAGTTGTTCCATCAAAAGAAGCAAATCTTACACCAGCGGCACTTGCCAAGATTGCAGCAGCAGAAGAATTAAAGAGAAGACAGTCTGGACATATTGTTAGCCTATCGGATGCTGGATTTAAATCCTCAGCAAATGGATTTGCTATTGGCGGAATGATTGGTAATGTATTAAAAGGCAAAGCAATGCATAGAATCGGTGCAGGCTTTGGACCAACAGGTGCACCAAAGCCAAGCATGTATGAGTCAGCGCCATGGGGCGTAAACTCATTATCTATTGAAATGGCTAACACCTTATTTGCAAATACTGGATTAAGAAAGCATACTCAAAAATTATTTTATGATAAATTTGCAGCAGCCCTTGCTAAAGAAAAGCCTTATGGCTATGTCAAAGATGCAAAAGGATCTCTAAAGAATGCCTTAGAGCCAGACGTTCTAGACGCAGTGGTAAGATCAGCCGCATCAGATTTGATTGGAGATAGGTCTGTATTAAAACAACTATCGCCAATAGATAAAGATATTTTAAGACAAAAGTATTTAAACTGGGAATCTAAAAAGGATACTCCACTTACAGAATCTTTAAAGAAGATCATATTTGGTCTAGAAGGAAGAGAAAAAGGCGGCCCAGTTAATGGAGGGCAAGCATATGTTGTTGGAGAAAAAGGACCTGAACTTTTTGTTCCTAGAGTTTCTGGCGGAATAGTTCCAAATAATAAATATGGAATTGGTGGAACAGTTGGAATGCTTGCAACTATGATTGCTCCACAAATGATAGCAAGCAAAATATCAAATCCTATGGCGGCAATGATTGCCCAAACAATATCTTTTGTTTTACCACAAATGATAATGCAAAACATGGCAATGAAAAAAATGGCAGGAGGAGCTCCTGGCACAATCATGTCGAAGATACCAGAGTCCATTAGAACTGGCGCAACAACCCCCATTGGAGTTGTTTCTGGAAAAACTGGAGGACTAACAAAGTACGGATCAGCATTAACAAATATGGCTTCAAGCGGATCAAAGGTTGGATCTGTTTTATCTAAAATTGGTTTTGCAGCAACTAGACTCAATGTCGGGCTTGCAGTTCTAACAACAGCAATAATTGTTGGTAAAAATAGATGGGATGCCCATAAAGAAAGCATGCGCTTAAATGCACTTGGATATGGTATGACCGCAGAAGCAGCAAAGAAAGCTGGCCTTAGATTCACCGATTTTAATAAAAAATTAAAAGAAACTATATCCGATGCTCAAGCTGTTAAAGAAAGAAATCAAATGATGTATGAGAGCATGACTACATCTGGAACGCCACTAAAATTAACTATAGAGCAATACAAAAAATTAAAGAAAGAAGTTAATTCTGTATACAAAGATCAGATAGCGCTTATCAATAAGACAAGCTACGATGATCAGGCAAACCTTGCTATAAGATTAAAAGAGCAGTTGATGGCTATGGGCATGTCTGCGGAGGACGCCACAGCAAAAATTTATGCAATGTATAAGGCATCAAATCAAGCAAGTAATGCATCAGCGTTTACAACTTCATCTAAAGCATTTATGAATATAAAAACTGCAGTCGATGCAGCCCGTGAAGCAATTCACACTTACAGAGATGCTGTTAGAAAAGATCTGGACCCAACTGAGCAAGCCAATGCCCTGAACACTGCAGCAATGGCAATTGACACTGCAATTGCAGATAAAGAATCTGAAGCAATGAAGGCACGTAAAAAAGATAAAAGCAAGCCTTCATTTATTAGCACAGCCGAATCTGATTCAATTAAATGGGATGCAGAAAATAAAGCAATTACAGAGATATCAAAACAGCTTGGATACCAAAAGCAACTAAGCAAAGAAACTCTTGATGAAATGGAAAAGTCAAACCCCGCACTTAGAAAGATTGCCTCCGAACAAGATACTGTTTTAACTCTTTGGAAAAAAACAAGAATTGAAGCAAGAGGATTTGTTGGAGATCTATCTGGTCTATCTGCTGCACAAACAAATGCTCTGTATGCTTTGCAGAGCGCAGTAGCAAAGGGCGTTGAAACAACAAATAGAGGCGGAATACTAAAGACGCAATATGCTGCATTAGATAAACTTAAGGGATTGCAAGAAAAGTATCAAAAAGCATTAAAAGGACAATCGGTAGCACAACAAATATCTGATAGAGATAGACTTGCTGCAATTAACAAGCAAATTGATGCTAACAATAAATTAGCAGAGGCAAGAAAGAAAGCACTCCAGGATAAAAAGAATGAGCAAGATTCTGGAAGAGCAATTGAGGCTAAAAAACTTGAGCTTCAAAATGCAGAGGCTACTGGAAACACAGCTGGTGCACAGCAAGCAAGACTTGATCTTGAAGGCCTGGTTGCTACACAGCAGTATGACGCACAGATTAAGGCCATCGACGCAGCAACAGAAAAAGCAAATGCCCCTCTTAAAAAAGCGGCAGAAGCTATGGCTAAAAAGCAGCAAGATCTTGGCGATGCAGCTGCATACGCAGGAGAAAAGCTTGGCGATGTAACTAAAGATATTGAAACAAGCGAGGGCAAGATCGAGGCTTTAAACAAAGCTATGACTACCTACAGACTTGCAATTGCAGTTCATAAAGATGATTTGGCAAAATGGAAAACAACAGATGAAGCTAAGGGAATGCTGGCAGCAATTACTCAAGCAGCAACAAATGCAAAAGTAGACATGTCTGGGCTTCCAAAAGATAAAGATGGAAATATTGGAATTGCAGCTGGTGAAGCTTTATTTGATAAAATATCATCTGGTCTTGAAGCTTCATTAAAAGAGCAAGGTATTGTTGTAAATGGTGATGTAATTATTAATGGCAAGAAAATAGATCTTGGTAACGCTGGCTCAAAGACAGCAACGTTGGCAGATCCTGGAAAAATTGCTGGAAAGAAAACTGGAACTGGGGACTCAACTAAATACTTTACTCAATCTGGAAAAGAAGTAAGTAAAAAAGAATACGACTCCATGCCAGTAGGCGCACCTTCACAAGGCCAGTCCTATATAATTCCAGATAGCAAGTTAAGCGGTAAAGAATTTGCTAACAGAGATGCAGCAACAAGAGCATTTTATAAAGCTCATAAAACTTCTTGGGAACAAGGCGATATGACATACTATTCCAATGGAATGGTAATGCAAGGTGGAAAAGTAATTGGTTCATGGCTTGCAGCAATGGGAGATCAGAGCGGAAGAGTTAAGTCTTATAAAGATGGTGGTCTGCTTTCTGGACCAGGAACTGGTACATCTGATTCTATTTATATGCCAATGATGCCAAAAGGCAAGTATGCTTCTGGAGCATATGTTTCAAATGGAGAGTTTGTTGTAAACGCCCAAGCTGTAAGACAACCAGGAATACTTCCACTTCTTGAAAGAATTAACAACATGCAGTATTCTGTTCCACAGTCTAATTTCCAAGCAGCGGCATTCAATGTTGGATCAGGAAGCACAATTAATTTAACACAAAACATTTATCCATCTGATGGAATGAATACGGAATCGTTTGTAAGACAGGTTGTAACAATGACAAAGCAAGCTATTGGACAAGATGCAAAGCTTAATGCTAAAATGGTAGGAACAAAGAGGACATAATGGCGCTAACTTTACCTGTAGGATCACTACTGTTTATTGACACTGGAACAGATGCAACTACCCCTACCTGGACTAAGCTGTCCGAGCACAATAGGCAGCCAGTATCCTTAGATACAAATAGAATTGAAAGAGCAGAGCGTATGGCTAATGGAACTATGCGTAAAATATTTATTGCGGATAAGTATTCTATTCAGTGCTCATGGAATACATTGCCTTCAACAAGCACAATGACTGTCGATGGCGGCTACGGCGCAGAACAAATTAGAGCATTCTATAAAGCAAAAGGAATAGGCTCATTTAAATTAAAAATATCTTACAACGGAGTCTCAGCAAGAGATGAAATAATAACAGTCATGTTTACCAATTGCAGCTTTAGCCTAAATAAAAGAAATGTCAAAATGGTAAGCGGAGTAGATCCACAAGAATTTTGGGATGTTAGCCTAACACTGGAACAAGTATAATGTTAAGCTCATCAACAGACATTTTAAATCAAATTAAAAAGTCTTCAACTTTATCAATGTCACCAGGGCTGTGGGCTGAATATAACATGAACGACCTTATTACTGGAGTGACTGTTGAAAATCTTGGTGGGGAAACAGTAACGCTAAAAGACTCTGCTGGCGTAGAGTACAAACCATTTTTAAAGCTATTCCCGCTTGCAAGTATTATAAGCCCCAAGAGACCATCTTCTGCTGGAATTAAATACTTTATATCTAATAGTACAAGTAATTCTGGTATAACTTATAACGCTTTGTTGCCGTACAACACACTAATTAAAGAGCCATACAGAATGTATTACGCTGGATCAAAGAATAAGTATCAGTATTGGGTAACGCCAAAATCAAGCGGTACATCTCTATCAAATTGTAAATTAACAGTTTCCTATCCATCTGGCAAGAATACAGTTACAAATAAGATATCTATTAAGTTTGAAACATCATACGGAATAAGAAGCCTAGTGTCAGACAATGGAACTTCTAAAGTCTGGTCTGACATGACATATGTAAAGCCAGTAACGTGGACAGTAAAAATTACAAAAGGCGGAACAACAACAACTGTTTTAACAAATGGTAGCGTTGATTCAACTGGTGTTGTTAACCTATACTATCAGGGTGGAACAACCTGGTCCACAACAGAATGGACAACATCTCCTACGGAGCCAGTAGACATAGACTCTATTGTAGTTGAGATCAATTCAATAAATGTATCAGACACATACTTGGGTGTAATTGAGATATCCGCTAGATATGTAAAGGATATGTCGGACAAGATAATATCATTTAGCACACAAAAAAAGGCATCGGATTCTTCTAATGGCCTAACCCCAGTAGGAAATGTTACTGCAAATTCTTTAAATGCTAGGTTGTTTTTTGAAGACAGGTCTGGAATCTCTTACGACAAAACATTTGTTTTTGATAAAACCAAGTCATATTTTTATAACAATGTTCTTTTTAAGCCATACTACAATATAACTAAATCAGACAACACTATTGAAAAGATAAAGCAAGGATACTTCTATGCAGATTCTTGGACAGTAGATGAATTTGGTCAAGTTGATTTGCAAGCACTAGACCAGGCCCTACTATTGCAAAAAATAGTAGCGCCAGATATTTTGATAAAAGATGCACCATCACCTGCTATTATTAAAAGACTGTTGGATGGAATAGGGTTTACAAATTATAACTTTAACCTATCGCCAGACGGTAATGATAAATCTGCAATAACTCCGTACTACTGGTATACAGACGATACAAAAACTGTTTGGGAGTGTATACAGGACTTATGTAAAGACACACAAATGGTAGCTACATTTGATGAGAATAATATCCTTCAGTTCTATACAAGAGAATGGATTTATAACAAAAATAAAACTAAATCTTTTACTTTTAGATACAACCCGCTTGTTTCTAGTGGAGTTACTCAAGAAGAAGCAAATATTATATCAATGTCTAAAGAAGATTTGCCGTCAGTGCAGGGAGTTAAAATTCTTTATAGACCACAAATGAGTTCTTCTTATAATGCTGGCGCTGATCTGCTATGGCAATCACCAGTGTATTCTCTTGGAGCAGGCGCATTGGTAAAGAATTTAGCAGCATCTTCTTTGGCTGGATCCTCTCTATGGATAAATTTAATAACAACAATGGACGGGCTTGATCTAAGAGCTTTAAATAAAACTGGATACCTAGTTTTAAATGATGAAGTTATAGAGTATGATGCAATCAGGTATTCGTATACAGACCTTGCTGGCTCCCCTCAGAGCCAATGGATAGAGTCAGACATAGACCTTCAAAAGTATCAGGCGCTAGGTCAAGTAAATAGCTTTAAGCCAACTGGAGAATATAGAATTAAAACTAGAGGAGCATTCGGCACTCCCGTATCCTCACACAGTGTAGATATAGCGGACTACAAAGATGACTTTGAGGTAAGGTTGTTAACAGAGGCCACACAGTCTACTGGCACTCCTTCTATAGACAACTCTAAAATATCTATAGAGGCTTCTGATAGCTTTGGCAAAAGTGTGCCAAGATCTATGCTTACAGTATCACAGCCAGGCACCGTGTCATTAAATAAAAACTATACAGTTGCAACTATAGATGCAAAATTTATAGATTCAACTACAAAAAACTTTTCTGTTGGAACGAGTTTCTACTTCCCACTAATGAAAGACTCTGCTGGAAGATTAACTGGCGCAGATCAGGTAATAGGTGGACTTGCAATATGCCTATCGGACAATGGAGCTACTGGTTACTATATTGAAATTAAAACAGAGCAGACAACCGCCACGGGCAAACTGACTGACAAGAATATAAGATTGTGGAGATTTAAAAAAGGCTCCAAGCCATATCAAGTTGCAATAACAGATTCTCAAAAGGGAGACACAACAACTGTAACTGGTGTTTCTGGTGGCCAGCTATATAACCTAGACGTTAAGGTTAATTACGATACAACAAGAAGAACATTTAAAATTAAATTTGATAACACTACAATTGTAGCCACAGACAGCGGTGCTAGTTACGTATTGCCTATAACAGAAAAAGTCGGCCTATTCTCACAGAAGGGCTCAATCAGCTACGACTACCTATACAGTAATGCAATTTCAGAATCCCAGTTTGCTTCTACTACACCTTATAATCCGTATAGCGGAATGCTTGGTTCACAGTCATATCTATCTCAATCTTTTGGAGACTTTGTTTTGACAAAAGGATCAAAGGTTTCATCCCCAACCTTCTTTAAAGAGTTTGGCCCAGTAGCCAGAGAGCTAAAATATATAAGTGCTAAGTATGCACAAAGACCAGGCCAGCCAAGATTTGCACAAATAACTTTAAATCCATTTGTTACACTTATTGGATCATCAGTCAATTCTTTTGGTATAGAGGCATATGTTTTAAATAATGCTGGAACCTTTGTTCCACTTGCTGACGGGCAGACAAGAAGCTTTCAGGTAGTAGGAGATCAAATCGTTGCAACGGATCCGTTTGAATATATAGACCCAGAAATAGCAAAGTTAAAAGACATTGAAATTATTGGATTTGATTCAACTTGGATACAGAAAGAGCGGGAAGCAAAAGAGCTATCTACATGGATGAAAGACCAATGGTCCAGACAGCAAACATCAATAGATATACAATGCTTTCCAAACCCTCTAATTCAAGTAGGAGATATGGTTGAGATATCATACCCCCTAAACTCAGTATATGCTTCAGACGATACAATTCCATCTGGTAAATCTGCAAGCAAATACGTTGTATTAGACATAGGTCATTCCTGGGACAATGGACTATCAACCTCAGTAAAATGCAGGTCGATTTATACTGGATAAAATGGTAGAATGATAAAATGGCAACTGTAGATAATAATAAGATAAAGTTTAGTGGTTTTCCAACTAAGCAAAAAATACAACTGCCCGCAGATGACCCTCTAGTAGATATACTTAAAAGTCAGTACTATGATTTAGTCGTAACGGCACAGCTTGATGGAAGCGTAATATTAACGCTACCAAATTCAAAGCCACCAGGCGCTAGCTATGGAGACGGTACCTACGGGGTAGACCCAGGCTGGGATCCAGCAGTAGACAGTAGGCCATTCCCTACCTTGTCCGACATTAGCTTAAAAGGGATAGAGATATATCAAGATTTAAATAAAAGCTCAAAGATAAGATTTAAATTTACAGTAAAGAATAATGCAGCAGATGCCGTTCGTGGTGTTAAAGGAGTTGGTGGTTAATGGAAATCAAAGGAACATATACATTTTATCAGGATGGCATTGCAATAGGAAAAAGTAATAACATATTAACTAAATTCGGTAAAAGATTTTTAACAAATTATTTGGCAGGATCAACGTCATTTAATTCTAAAAATATTGTAATTGGAATTGGAGACAATGTAGCTACAGTTGACGACAATAGACTTGACTTTGAGTTCTATTCCTCTCCAGTAGATATTAGTTCTCCAAATATTGAGACTGATCCAATAACTGGAATAACAACATATTCTGTTATATATAAAACATCTATACCAAATGATGTTGTTGGTGTAATCAAAGAAGTTGGTTTATTTCCTGCTCAATCATCAACAAAAACAGATTATTCTGATAGATACATAAGCTCATTTGAAAATGCATTGCCTTGGACCGATTCTTCTGGCGATAATCCTACTCTTGTATTATCTCCAACACCAAGATTGGGATCATATTTATTTCAAATCACATCCCCAGCAGTTACATCACCAAACACATATTCAACAAAAGAGTATTCATTTAATACGGATTTTAATTTATCTGGATATAGTATATATGATAGCCTAACTCTAGCATTTAGACAAGCAGACACAAATCTTGACTATATCTATTTAAGATTCTATAGTGGCACATCAGATTACTTTGAAGCAAGAATAACTGGAGATGCATCCATAACATCACCAAATAAAATAAAAAGTTTAATGCTTTCAGATTTATTTAATTCTTCATATAAATCTGGAACGCCAGATTCAACATCAATTAATAAAATTCTTGTTGGAGTAAAATCTAAAACAATTTCTGGAACAACAGCATATATGGACGGATTAAAAATTAATGACGAAGATTCATTTGATCCTACATATGGATTAATTAGCAGATCTGTATTAACTAATCCTATAACAAAATCTTCTGGGTCTCAAATGGACATAGAATATAAAATTGGGTTAAGCTTCTAATGAGACCAGACTATCTAGATTCTGGTGGCTACCAGCCTTCAACACAATCTGCAGCGCCAGACCTATCCGCATCTGCGGCAGAGGCAGCAAATGCAGCAGCATCTGGATCTCAAAATTCTTATGAAGTGATAATTGAAAATATTGATTTAAATTTATATAAAGAGTATGCATTTGTATTTTCCTATATACTTGCCAATGATGATCCCAAAGATACTACAATTGTGGTTGGGCCGCCATCACCAAGATTTGTTGTTACACAAGCCCAGGTTGCTGCAGCAATACCTGATTACACAGAGGCACCAACAAATGTTGTAGCAACAGGCGGCGTGTTGTCTTATCAAGTTACATGGGATAAACCTACATGGACAAACTATACTGACACCATAATTTGGGAAGGCACATCAAGCTCTTTCAATGGTTCAGAGCCTGTTGTGTGGACTGGAACTGGAACGCAGGCCAATATACTTGCGTCCAGCACAGCAGATAGATATATTAAAATATTGCACAGAGATAAATTTTTTCATTCCAATACAACCAGCGCAAATAAATATGTCATTAGAGGTCCAATAAAGCCAGTAGATCCTATTGTTGTTGATATTGATGGTCCTCCTGCGGTTGGCTCTGCACAGGTAACTGGTGGCATTGATCCGTCTGCTTATCTTGGTTTTAACGGTTATGCAACTGTACAGTGGGGTGCAGTAACATCTGGCGACATTCGAGGATACAGAATAAGGTTTAAACCTGTCGGGGACTCAGTTTACTCCTATGCCGACTCTCCTGGTTCTGGCACATCATATAAACTAGAAGGCTTGGGGGTTGGAGTAACTTATGAGTTTGCAGTTGCAACATATGATCAGTATAACAATACAACTTCTGGCTATGTTTCTGGCGGCACACTAGCAATACCAGGGACACCAGTAATGAACGGATACATATCTGCTGGCGCATTTAAATTTGGAGACGGGGTTGTTTCTGGTAAGCGTGGCTTACTATTTAACACCAGCAACTACTGGTACATAAATTCAGGCAGCACAGCAGAATTTAAAGTCGGTGGACCGACTAGCAATTACATTAAATGGGATGGCTTGACCTTAAACATAGATGGCAATATAGGAGCAACAGGAACTGCAACGATTGGCGGAAACATAAATCTTTCTACCTCTGGCGCATCTATCTATAATGGAACAATAAATACAGCGGGCACATTGACTGGAAACGGATTTGCTCTTAATTCAACTGGACTTAAGGTAGCAAATGGATCTAACTCCGTTACACTAGATGCAGCAACAGGAACAATAACTGCAAATGCTGGTAGTATTGGGAGCTGGTCTTTAGGCGCCACACAAATTTTTAAAAATAATGTAACCCTAGATAGTTCTGGATACATACAGCTTGGTAATTCAAATGTTGGAACCATTATAAGAATGACATCTGCTGAAACCGCTTCTTCCGATGGCAATACATACAGAATGTGGATTGGAAGCAACGATCCTACAACTGCAGCTTTTAGGGTAACCTCTGGTGGAAAATTATATGCTACAAGTGCAAAATTAAACAATATAGATATAGGTTCTGCATTTTCTGATGGGGTTACACTTGGTGATGTAAAATCACAAGCAGCTGGTGCGCTATCTTCTAGCGGAACTTTTAATGGAACATTGTCTGGAAATGTTCAGGTTACGGGATACGGAACTATAGGCACGGTAGCAGCACAAGCCGCCGCTGCAGTAAGCGATGGGACCGTTGATTCAAAAATATCAACCGCATTTGGATCGGCAAGCAACTATAGTTCTTCAGCAATTATACAAAAAATTAATCAATCTTTGGGTATTGGAGAGTCAAGCACAAGCAGAATTAATGGAAGTGTTTTAATATCTGGAACACTTGGAGTAGATGCTTTAGTTGGAACATACATATACGGTAAAGAGATTTATCAGGGGTACGAGCCAACATATGCTGCTAATTTTTTTGGCGGAGGAGTTGCATTAAAGCAAGACGTATTTCCTGGTATTAGCGGATACCAACCAGGAATTATGTTTTATGGAACAAATCATAATCTTGCTGGAATGATTGGTTCATGGTCAGACAATAATATGACTTACGCAACAAGTTATTTGACCAACTACATAGATCTCTTTCCAGCGGACAATTCTTTAAATATTGTTAATACTACCACCAGCATTGCCTCATCTGGAGCCCTATCATTATCTGGCGGAACGATAAGCATTAGCAAAATTACTAGAGGAAGAACTAAAACTGCAAATTTTTCAAATCAAAATACTAAAACAGTAACTATTAATCATAATCAAAACAATGCTAATTGCACAATAATTGTTACTCCAGAAGACCCGACCTACGACCTAGTTTGCTCAGTAAGAACTAGAGATACAAATTCAGCCACAGTTGAACTATTTCACCGTGCTGGATCCTTATTCACATCATCAAACGTCTACCTAAATTGGGTGGCATTCAATACTACTAACTAGTAGCCTATTGACGAATTTCCTAGAAAGGGGTATAATAAATAACTATGAGAAAAGAAATAACTTTTACAGACACCGTAGACGGACTAGTCCCAGTAGCCGTATATTATGATGCCGACAACAATGAATTTGATAGAATTACAATACAGTTATCAGATGCCTATTCTCAAATAACAGAAGAGGATGTTCAGGAATTTGTAGATTTAGCAAAAGCATCTCTCTCTGCAGATGTAAATAGACTATTTAATTCTAATTCCGAGGTATCCGAAAATACTCATAATGCATTTTTAAAGCATACAAAAACACACCAGTCCTTACAGCTAATTAAAGATTACATACAGAATAATGGAGCATAAAAATGAATACACAAGATAAAACAGATCTAATTATAAAAGCTTTACAACAAAGAATTGGCGAGATTGTCTCACAGTATGAGACACATATTGCAATACTCCGTGCAGAGATTACAGAGTTAACAGACAAACTAAATTCTGCGGGTAAGGAAGAATAATGGCAATTAATATAGACCCAGTAGTAATTAATGATGGAGACCCAGTTTCTGCTGAGGTAATTCAAAGAATGAATTCTAACATAGCTAAGGTTGCATTGGGAGAGAAGATAACTGTAATTAATGTACAAAATACAACTGGTACATCTATATTAAAATCAGCAAATACAACAATTCATGGACAATTTAGTGCAACTGCTACACCAAATAGTCCATTAAAAAAACCAATCACATATGAAAATGTTACGTTTACCGACGTACCCTCAGTGACATTACAAATAGAAAATCCAAATGCTGCTGGAGTAGCACAATTACATGGTGTATATTTAACTGAATCAACAAAAACAGGCTTCTCTATTATATTAATTGCTTCAGCCTCAGCCAAAAAAGCAGATGGATGTGTAATTCGTTGGATAGCAGTAGGAAACGTAGACAATAACACACAGGCTTAAATAGCCTATTGACAAGCCATATCGATATGTTACAATTACTGTAACATCAAAGTCACGTACCCGTGACTTTTTTACATATTAAGGTAGACAATGAGTAACGATTTAAAGTGGATGATTTCATCCGACCAGCAGTTCCCATATCAGGATGATAAAATGATTGCACTTTGGTTTAAGGTGATGAAGTGGTTCAAGCCAGATGTTGTTGACTACCTTGGTGACACAGATGACCAGGCTTGCTACAGCAAGTATACAGAAGGTCGATCAGCAGAGTTTTTAAACCTTCATAAAACAGATAGCAGAGATCTTATTGTTCCAATGATGCGTCATGAAGCAAAAGGCGCAAGAGATTTTTATGCAAAGACAAGAGACATGCTACCAGAGGCTCAGTTGTTTTCAGCGCTTGGTAATCACGATGTAAGAATCTTCAATTATGTTGATGCAAAACTTCCAGACTACATAAATGAAGTGACACCAGAAGCTTTATGGGGACTTGACTCATTAGGATATGAGTATATTCACTATAACGAATTGCCAAAGCGTCGCTTTGGAGATATTCACGTACACCATGGACTCTCTATCGCAGCAACTGGATCTGTTCGTAAAGACATGGAAGACCTTCAGATTTCATTGATTAGAGGACACTCGCATAGAATTGCCTCGCACCTAGTTACTTATGAACTAAGAAATAATGGTGAAGGCGAAACACTTCGTGGCTACGAGCTTGGGCATATGTGTGATGAGAAGGGCCCAGGAATGAAGTATATGCAACACCATGACTGGCAAAAGGGATTTGCAATTGCTCACATTGTTAACGACTACCCGCATATTCAGATGATCCATGTGGCTCCTGACTATTCATGTGTTGTTGACGGGAAGTTGTTTACACTATAATGTGGTGCGGAAAATGTAATGGACGAGTTTTTGTAGATAGAGTTTTCTCTCAAAAACTACATATGGAATTATTCTGTATCATGTGCGGCAAACGCTGGATGTGCAATAAAGAAACGAGTGCTTTCGGAAAATGGCTGGAATCAAAAGAGACGGCAAATCAAAAAGCTTACGGTATTTCTTCTTAAACGATAAGATACATAAGGTTTTAAAGTCATCCAGATCAAAGGATGAAATGGTTGCTTGGTGCTACCCAGACAAGAAGAGAGTCATGTATTCATATTCTCAAGTTAAAAAGAATATGGAAACAGCCTATACTGTTGTAGAAGTTGCCTCTATGCTTAACAAGCATAGGGTAACTATACAAGAATATATATTAAATGAAAAGGTTGCTACCCCTCAAAAGATATATCCAATAGGACAACCAGATAGCGAAAATTGGTCTCAGTATATGTTTAATCAAAAAAACATATTGGATATACACCAACATATATTAGATTCAGGACACTCAAAAGAAATTCCTTCAAAAGCAGAGGTCCAGGCCCTTCTCAAAAACAACTTAGTATTGTATACTAAGACAGAAGATGGAAAGTTTGTTCCAGTATGGAAGGCGGAGTAATGGAAAAAGGTAGAGTAGTTACTTGCGATATCTGTAAGCGGGACATAGAAGTTCGTTGGGGCATATTTGCTAACGATACAATAAGTAGACACAAGAAGGCGGAACATAAATGACAACGAGAGTAAAGGTAGATCTTTCATTTACTAGAAACCTTGGTAATTATGAAAGCATTAAAATTGGTGTGGGCATTGAAGATGACGTAAGGCAGGGCGAGACAGTAGATGCAGCTACAGAGAGAGTATATACTTTTGTTGAAAACAAGCTAATTCAAAAAACAGAAGAAGTCGAGGAAGAGCTAAAGCGTGGCAAATAATAAAGAGCCCTACATTCTTCTTAGCCTATTTCAAAACTTGTATAAAGAGAAGTATGGCAAAGAGGCATCGATTAATAAATTCCGTGAAAAGTGGGCTATGCAAGATGTCATTGATAGTGTAGGATTTAACCGTGCAAAAGAGTTGCTGGAATACTATTTTCATTTAACAAAGCATGGCCACACAATACAGTTCTTTCTATATAATTTTGATAAAATGGATACGGTGATGACTGAGATTGAAAAGGATAAAGAGAAGCGTCGTTTGTTACTAGAAGAAACGAAGAAGATGGTAGAACAAGGCGGAGTAGAGTGAATACAGAAGCGGAACTAATCTCAGCAGTATGTAAGAATAAGGACATAAGCACACTACTTGCAGATAACGTAGACGACCTATTTACATCACATAAAGATATTTGGGATGGATTAAAGTCCTATTACTATAAATTTAAAGCTGTGCCAGAGGCTGGAATATTGCAGGAGAAGTTTAAGGACTTTGAGCCAGTTGATGTCAAAGGTCAAACGGGTTACTACCTTGATACACTTAAGAATGAATTTATTTCAAATAAACTTAAGACTATTATTCTTCGTGCAGGATCATCCCTTAAAGAAGATGCTGCATCTAGAGTTCTTGAAAACATGCAGTCACAGCTAGCAGGCCTAAGTAGATTTACTAACAATGTCCGAGACTTAGACATTACAGATGCCGAAGCAGCAATTAGACATATGGAGTTGCTGAGAGTACGCTCTGCCGAGATGGGCGGTTCTCCAGGCATCAAGACGGGTTTTGAGGCCATAGACTTGGCATACCCGACAGGTATGGCTCCAGGACACCTTATCGTTGCTATTGGCTGGCCAGGGCGTGGTAAGACATGGTTTACTTCCTACCTTGCATGCAAAGCGTGGGAGCAAGGGTTTAAGCCAATGATTGTTTCTCTTGAAATGTCACCAGAGAATATGCGTGATCGTATTTATACAATGCTTGGCTCTGGACTATTTAAGGCTTCTGACTTTTCAAAGGGAGATATTAATATTGATGACTTCCGTTCATGGTCTACAAAGAAGTTTGCTGACAAGAATAGCTTTATTCTTATTTCAAATGAGGGTAACACAGAAGTCACACCAGCAACTATTCAGGGTAAGATTGATCAGCATAAGCCAGACTTAGTTATCCTTGACTACCATCAGCTGTTCAATGATAACAAACGAAGCAACTCTGAAGTTGAAAGAAATAGAAACGTTTCTCGTGAATTTAAAATGCTAGCAGTTTCTAACAACATTCCTATTATTGATATCACTGCGGCAACTGCAGACGATGTATCCGACCAAGATAACCCACCAATGATGTCGCAGGTGGCATGGTCAAAGGCTATTGAGTACGATGCAGATATGGCTATGGCTGTGCACAGATATCCAGGAACTAACATGATTGAGATTGTTTCACGCAAGAATCGACATGGACACGAATTTGGTTTATACTTAGATTGGGATATCAACAGAGGTATCGTAAAAGAGATTTATGAGAATCCATTCCAGAATAATGAATCACAAACCGATAAAAAGATTTCAGGTTAGAGTTGAATTTTTAGACGACTCTGATATGGTTCGCATTAAGCATCAATATGAAAGCATGCTTACTCACCAGATGAGAGATAAAGGTTATCTTAGGGTACTTGACATAGATACTAACTTTTCGGTAGAATTTGACGGATCAACATGGATGTTCTTAATGACACTCTATGGAACTTATGTAGGAAAGAAGACGGCATGGCAGCACGAAGCAATTACGCAAGGAAAGCTGATACCACGCAATACTCTAAGCAACATATAAAGGCAATTGTAAAAAGCCTTGGCTTACAGGTGGCTGGTGAAACAGATATAGAGATATCTTTTTACTGCCCATTTCATTCAAACAGACACAGCGCAAGTTGTAGCATAAGCAAAACAACTGGGGCATGGCTATGCTTTAATCCATCATGTGGCGAAACTGGATCGCTAATAGAATTAGTTAAAAAAGTTTTGCACAAGAATGACTTTGAAGCAATGAGATATGTTTACTCAAAGGAAGCGGAGACGCTGGAAAACTTTGACGAACTTTTAAACGATATGCTAGAAGATAAGCCAGAGTTCGTAGAGTTTCCAGAAGAGATACTAAAGAATTTACACAATGACCTAGTTGCAAGTCAAGAAGCACAAAACTATTTTAAATCTAGAGGAATCGATATGTCTGCAATGGCACACTTTTCTCTAGGATATTCACCTAAACAGGATATGGTTACGGTTCCAGTTCATAGTCCAGACGGACTACCAGTAGGAATCGTTGGCAGATCAATATCGGAAAAGAAATTTAAGAATAGCACCAATTTACCAAGAAGCAAAACTATGTTTAACATTCACCGTGCTAAAAAAATAGGCGATAATGTTATTATTGTAGAGTCTAGCTTTGATGCAATCCGTGTGCATCAGGCTGGATTCCCCAATGTTATTGCAACACTTGGAGGACATATATCCACGGAAAACCTAGCATTAATAAATAGATATTTTAATAAAGTTACTTTAATGACAGATGCTGACCACGCTGGACGTGAGCTTGCTAATAGCATAGCTTCTAGATTAAAGAATAAAGACCTCTTGTGGGCTTCGTACGAATATGGTAAGATATATCCACATGATGCAAAAGATGCTGGCGACATGACCGAAGAGGAAATTAAAGCCTGTATTAAAAACGCAGTTTCCAATATTGAATATCAATCTTGGACCCATCAAAAATAATAAACAGATGGATTTATACCATCAACTATAAAGGAGAAACATATGGGAATAGTAAAAGGTCTAAAAGATCTTAATAAAGTTATGGATAAGCCACAGTCAAGTGGTGGCGAAGGTACAAAAGGTCGCTGGGTAAAACTAGAGGATACAGAGAGCGTAAAGATTCGCTTCTTGCAAGAACTAGATCCAGACTCACCAACATACAGCGAAAAGGCTGGACTTGGGTTTATTGCTGTAGAGCATACAAACCCAAAAGATTATCGCCGTAAGGGTCTTTGCACAATGGAAGATCAAGGCAAGTGCTACGGATGTGAACAGCATCGTAAGGATTACAAGGCGGGATGGAAGGGTCGTTCACGACTTTACATTAATGTTCTTGTTGACGATGGTAAGGAAGATCCATATGTGGCTATCCTTTCTCAAGGGTCAAGCGGCAAGACAATTACACCAACACTTATTGAATATGCTGGCGAAATGGGAAGCATCACTAATTTGATGTGGCGTGTTAAGCGTTCTGGAACAAAAACAGATACAAGTTACACAATCATTCCTTTGGCAAAAGATGAAGCACCATTCGATGCTTCAGGTCTAGAACTGTTTGAACTTGAAACTGCAGCAGTTCGTGATATGCCTTACACAGAACAAGAAGCTTTCTTTGCTGGAGAAAGTACTCATGCAGATGAGCCTTCAGCCACAAGCAGCAACTTAGACTGGTAAATAATTAAATAGCAGGGGCAGTCTATTGACTGCCCCTGTGTTATTTAGTAGAATGACAACATGATTACCTACGAGATACCAGATCCATTTGAGACATTTGTTTCAAATAAGTATAAAAATTATGTAGGCGCAGTATACGATTTCTTTGCTAGAGAATGGCATATGAAATGTGGATGCTGTAAAGAAGATTTATATGCACCAACAAAAAAGATATTAACTAAAATTAGGTTATATCACACTAGAAATGAATGCACAGGCGGATACTAATGAGCTTTACACACCTACATGTTCACTCCTATTATTCATTAATGGATGGACTAAATTCACCTAAAGAATTATGTCAAGCAGCGTTAGATGCTGGGCAAACTGCGATTGCAATCACAGACCATGGGACCCTCTCGTCACACAGAGATATGCAGATTGCCGCAAAGGAAACTGGCATTAAGCCAATTCTTGGTGTTGAGGCGTACATTTCTCCAACCGATAGGTTTGACAGATCATCTAAAACAGACAAATCTATTCAGGCCTATAACCATATTATTTTGCTAGCGAAAAATAAAAAGGGGTTGGAAAATATTAATGCCTTGCAAGAGCTTGCTTGGAATGAAGGTTTTTATCATAAGCCACGTATTGATAGGGAGATTCTTAATGATTATAAAGAAGGCATTATCGTACTCAGTGGATGTCTTAACGGTCTTATTAGTAAGGCTATTGAAAAGGGCAATGATGATGAGGCTAAGATTTTGCTCAAAAGCTTTAAGCAAATGTTTGGGGATGATTTTTATGTGGAAGTCCAATCACATAACCCTATGGAAATTAACTCAGCGCTACTAAGGCTTGCAGATGAACTTAAAATTAAGGCGGTGGCAACAGGAGATGCTCACTTTGCTAAAGAAGAAGATAGAATCCTAGAAGAAGCATTGCTAATCCTATCAACATCTCCAAAGGCTGATAAGGATATGGATTTTGATATGTCTAGAAACATGAAGGACATGTTAGATAGATTTAACTATCTTTATCCTGATAGAAGAATATCATTTCAAGATATGAATTTATTTATTCAGAGCCGTTCCGAAATAGAAGCAGACTTTAATAAGGCTGGCATTAATCGAACAGACATCTATGAGAATACAATGGAAATTGCTGATAAGGTTGGGGAATATGACTTCTATCAGGGCCTAGACCTCCTGCCAGTTCCAAAGACCGATGCTGATGAAAGACTAAGGGAGTTGGCTGAAAAGGGCTTAGAGAGGCTTCAGAAGGCTTCAGACCCTATTTATATCGATAGGCTTAACGAAGAGCTTGGCATTATTGCCAAGAAAAATTTTGCCTCATACTTCCTTGTTGTTGGAGACATGATTAATTGGGCTAAAGAAAATAATATTATGGTTGGTCCAGGCCGTGGTTCGGCTGCTGGATCTTTAGTTTGTTATACATTAGGAATTACTGATGTTGACCCTATCAAATACGATCTGCTGTTCTTTAGATTTATTAATGAAGAGCGCAATGACTTTCCAGATATTGATACCGATTTTGAAGACCGCCGTAGAAAAGAAGTTAAAGATTATTTAAAGAAGAAGTTTAAGCACGTTGCATCCATTTCAACATATACATACTTTAAAGACAAGGGTGTAGTTAGAGATGCTTCTCGTGTTTTCATGGTTCCTCTGCAAGAAGTTAACCGTGCACTAAAATCCGTAGATACTTTTGAGGACTTTATTGATTCACCGAATACAAAAGAATTTAGAATGCGCTATCCAGAAGTTGTTTGGCTTGCCGACAGGCTTCGTGGAAGAATCAGATCAGTTGGCGTACACGCCGCTGGCGTGGTTGTTGCAAAAGATGATTTAAGAAAATTTGCGCCAGTTGAATCTCGTGAAGATTCTCAAGATAAAGTTTCAGGAAGAATTCCAGTCGTCGCATACGACATGGATACGGTTGCAGATATAGGTCTTATTAAGCTAGATGCACTAGGTCTTAAGACTTTATCTGTGATCTCTGACACACTTAAATCAATTAAAGATCGACACGGCAAAACAATTAATCTTTCTGAGATGACCCTGGACGATGCTAATGTTTACAAAATGTTGAACGACGGGTACACTAAGGGCGTATTCCAGGCAGAAGCAACTCCCTACACAAACCTTTTAATTAAAATGGGTATAGATAAGTTTGAAGATCTTGCTGCATCTAATGCCCTTGTTCGCCCTGGAGCAATGAATACGGTTGGCGCAGCTTACATTAATCGTAAAAATGGCAATGAGGCCGTAGACTATATGCACACAATCATGAAGCCGTTTACCGAGAACACATATGGTGTTATTATATATCAAGAGCAGGTTATGCAGGCATGCGTACACTTGGGCGGTATGACTTGGGCAGAGGCTGATAAGGTCCGCAAGATTATTGGAAAGAAAAAAGATGCAAAAGAATTTGACCAGTTCAAGGATAAGTTTATTACTGGGGCTTCAGAACACATTACTAAGAAAAAGGCAGAAGCGCTATGGCATGATTTTGAAGCGCATGCTGGTTATTCTTTTAACCGCTCCCATGCTGTTGCTTACTCTATGCTTAGTTATTATACTGCTTGGCTTAAGTTCTATTATCCACTTGAGTTCATGTTTTCAATTCTTAAAAATGAAAATGATAAAGATGCGAGAACAGAATATTTAATTGAGTCTAAGAGACTTGGTCTAAAGGTACTGCTGCCACACATCAACGAATCTCAGGTATATTTTTCTTTACAAGAAAATGCAATTAGATTTGGTCTAGCTGAAGTAAAATTTATTTCAGATAGTATTGCAAATAAGATCATAGAAAGAAGACCGTTCAGTGACTATGCTGACTTTATTGATAAAGCATCGAAAAAGGGTTCTGGCATTAATAGCCGTGCTATTGCTGCTCTTAACTCCATCGGCGGTGCTGCGTTTACTGATAACAAAAGGCAAGGAAATGAAAAAGACAATTACTACGAATACCTAGGCATTCCAACATTTAATCTTGAAGGTATCCCACCAAGAATTAAAGCACAGGCAAGACCAATTGAAGAGTTTGATGATCTAGGATCATTTGTTATGTTTGGAATGGTTAAGTCTATTAAGCGTGGGAATGGGTGGGCTAGAGTAGAGCTAGTAGATGAGACTGGATCAATAGGTTTATTCCACACAGAGCAAACACAAATTGAAACAGGCCAAATGTATTTTATTCTTGTCGGAGATAATAGAATTGCAAGGTACATCAAGGTTTCGGATATCAATCCAGATTCTAGCGACCTATTTGTAGACTACCTATATAGGAAAAAGTATGACCTTGAAGAAGACGAGTACATTGTGGTAAACTTTACTCCATACACAACAAAGGCTGGCAAACAAATGAGCCACATCGTCTTGTCGGATAAAGACAAGAACTTAACCAGAGCTATTGCTTTCCCAGCAATGTATAAAATGACGTTAGCAAAAATGCGTGAGGGAATGAAATGTAAGGTAGTGTTAGCAAAACTTGATGACGGAACACTAAATATTAAGGAGATCCTGTGATAAAAGATACTTTAAAGATTGGAATATAATATATGTCAGATAACTCACTTGCCGATATTAAGTCAAGGCTAAATGCTTCAAATATGCTTACAGCAATATTATATAGCTTAGGCTCTGTCGAAGTTAAGCGTGAAGAGCTAGATAAGATACTGGACTATCAAAAGCCAGAGCACCTAATGGATTTAAGTGTTGATGAGACATATAAAGATACATTCATGGACTACATCAAGCATAGAGGCGGATATGCCTCATTGCAATACGATGACAGCTCAGATAAGATGAAGTTTACATTGATGTCTAGAGAAGAAGCTGAGCAGGAAATGAAAGACGGCAAGTCGTTAGGATTTGTTTGTGTAAGATCATATTGGAATGACTATGCCCACTCATAACATATATTTAGAGGATGGAATTACTTTAACAAAAGATGAGTGTGACAAAAGAAACTCTGAGATAGAGGAAGTTTTCCATAGACTAAATGCCTCAACTCTACTTACAATGATTTTTCAAAATTTTGGAACAATATCTTTTAAGAGAGATGAAGTCATTCAAATTAATGCATACGAAATGCCACCCAACAATACATCAGTTAACCCGTACGATGAAGATTTTTTTGATTATATCAAGGACCTTGGCGGTCATGTTCTTGTAAAGTATGATCCGCAGTCAGACAACGTATCGCTTGCTCTAGCCACTAGAGAAGAGGGAATTGATTCTCAAATAAAAGGCAATTCTGTAGGATTTTTTTCAATAAGAAGGCCGTGGAATGTCCACAGCATCAAACAAAATCAGGAGGAAAGATAGTGACAGAAGAACAGGATATTTTTGCATCTCTTAATGTTTCAAAGATATTAGTTGCAATTTTAGAGATACATAAAGAAATTATAGTGCCAAGCAAATTATTTTTAGATGCGGCAACTGTTGATAAAGAACTACAGGTTGATTACGATTCTGAGAATCAATCATTTAAGTTTAAGCTAAAGGATAAAGATGACAAATAATAATGATGACGTGTACACCTCTGACGGCAAGCATGTTAGAGAAGATGTAGTAAACGAAAGAAAATCAGATGTTACAGATATTTATCAGAAACTAAATTCTTCAATTCTTTTGGGTTTTATGCTTAGCCAAATGCCGCAAGCTGCTTTTAATCGAGAAGACATGATGCCAATTAGAAATTCAGAACCTATTAAAAACGATGAAAATATAAACCCTTATGATGAAAGTTACACAGATTACATTAAAGATCTAGGAGGCCATGTCCTTGTTCAGTATGATCAGGAGACAGATAAGGTAAAGTTCAGATTATGTAATGAAGAAGAGGGAGATAGAATGATTCAAGAAGGAAATTGCATAGGATTTTTTTCAATTAGAAGACCTTGGAATATTCAGGGATGGGGTAATAGTACATACAAGAGACAGTTTCCATACGTTAAGGAGGAAAACCAAGATGGTCCAGGATTCAATAACGACCAGCTCATTGAAAGTTTCGAATAAAGAAATAGAGCTAGTAACAGATTTTGGACTAGATGTTCTTTCTGCTTTACTTCATGAGACTGCTATTGAAAAAGGATTTTGGGATAAGCCAAAAAACTTTGATGTTTTTGGAAATAAGCTAGCCCTAATTCATTCTGAAGTTACAGAAGTTCTTGAGGCAATGAGAAAGAATAAGGGCTCTGAAGAAATTGTAGAAGAAATGGTTGATATTTTAATTAGAACTCTTGATCTATACGCATCAATGCGTAACGGCGGTTTTGTAGAGCATAGCATAGATGAAGTTTTATTTAAAAAAATGGAAAATAACAAAGTTAGACCAAGGCTTCACGGCAATTTATTTTAATGATATAATTGTATTAAAGAGAGAGACAATAAATGACTATAGCGATTGATGAAATCCTAGCAGGATTAGATCCAAAAACAAGAGCAAGAGTAAAAGCAGCACAAGATGTAAAAGTTGAAAAGCAAAAGACCCCTAGCATTGGCCTAAACATGGCCCTAAAGGGTGGATTGGGCTATGGTCGACAAGTTCTTGTTTGGGGAAATAAATCTGCAGGAAAGTCATCATTCTGTTTACAAATGATTGCTCTTGCACAAAAAGAAGGCAAGACTTGTGCATGGATTGATGCAGAGGCTTCTTATGATCAATCATGGGCAGAGATGCTAGGAGTAGATTCTTCTTCCCTTATTTACTCACCAGCCAAAACAGTAAATGATATGGTTGATGTTGCTACAAAATTAATGGATGCAGGCGTAGATATCATTGTTGTGGACTCGATCTCAGCACTATTGCCAGCAATCTATTTTGAAAAAGATGGAAATGAAATGAAAGATTTGCAAGACACAAAGCAAATCGGCGCTGAAGCAAAGGATATGACTCACGCAGTCAAGATGTTAAACTATGCAAACAAGAACACATTATTGGTACTCATCTCACAACAGAGAAATCAGTTTGGATCTATGCATGCCTCCCACATACCGACAGGAGGAATGGCAGTCAAGTTCTTCTCTTCCACCGTCATTAAACTTTGGTCTTCTGAGGCTGAAGCTAATGCTATCAAAGCTGGTATTAAAGTTGGTGACAAAATTATTGAACAGAGGGTTGGCAGACCAGTCAATTGGGTTATTGATTACAACAAACTCGGCCCCCCTAACCTATCTGGACAGTACGATTTCTATTACCAAGGAGAGTCACTAGGTGTAGACTTAGTTGGAGAAACCTTAGATGTTGCAGAAATGGTTGGAGCGGTTGAAAAAGGTGGAGCCTGGTACACAGTTAATGAAGAAAGACTACAGGGACGTGCAAAGGCTGTCGCTTATTTAAGAGATAACCCAGAAGTTGTTGATAAATTAATTAAGGACATTGATGCCAAATCTTAATGAATTTTTAAATAAATCTATTCCAGAAGATCCAGTATTAGATGATAGGGTTGAAGTTATAGAACAAATGAGACCATGCTCTAAATGTGATCTTTTTGTTCATGAATATTATTTTAATAATCAAACTCTGGAAATGTATTGGACATGTAAAGATGGACATAAAACGGTACATCGGGTGGGCTAATGTCAGAGCGAGCAGAAGTAAAAAGAGATGGAGCCAAGGCTCAAAAAAATTCGGGCAGAGGAGACTATCAAAAAGGTGATGCACAATGGAAGCAGTTCCTTGTTGATTATAAAGAGGCTGGATCTTCATTCACTTTAAACAAAGATAACTGGGCAAAGATATGCACAGACACATTTAGGGTTAATAGAGATATGCACCCAGCGTTAAAAATTATTATAGGATCCGAATCTAAAGTTAGGTTAGGAATAATAGAGTGGTCAGTTTTAGAAGAGTTAATAGAGTTCTGGGAGGAACATCATGAATAAATATCAAGTAATGCCACAAGTAGTTATATATAGAGATATGTTTAACAAAGATGAGTTAAAAAGATTTTATGATTTAATGGATTTGTATGAAAATGATACAAGCCAATTTGAGATTACTCATGAAGAGCTTTCAACAAGAGGTGATAATCATGGGGTCTTGCCACAAGAAAAAGAAGACGTGTCCCCACTAAACGAATGGGTCCCTTGGCACACATTTGGAAAGAAAACATTTTTTAACTTTAAGCAAATGCCAGAGAATCTTTCAGATGAAAATTTAAAGTTTTTATATCAATTTAGGGAAAAGCTTTATGGAATATTTTCAGTTGTATTCAAGGATTACATTAATGAATGGTCAGCCTCTGGTTACTGGCCAGACTATATCGATAACTGGAAGCTAAACGAGCCAGGTGCTGGCAGAATGCATTACTCTGTGATAGAAATTTTAAAACATGATATACATGCAGAAAAGAATTTGGCAATTACATTTCACACTGATGCACATAAGCATAGAGTCGGGCAGCCTAGAGCCCAGCAAATTATTACAATTACAATCTATGTGAATGACGACTATACTGGTGGGGAAGTTGAGTTCTTGAATGAAATTGACGAAGTTCCAAAAGTAATTACATACAAGCCAGGGGTTGGAGACGTAACAGTATTCCCATCAGGCATACCTTATTGGCACTCAGCAAAAGCCGTAACTGAAGGGAACAAAAAGGTTTTTGTTAGAGTTTTTGCTCAGTGGGATTACCCAGGGTCAAAGGAATGGTTTGAAGGAATAGAAACTCACGGAGAAGAAGAATGGCTTAGGATTGTAGATGAGAGTGTGCAAGAAAAGGTATCAACGGGAATCTATGATCGTGAAGTTAGAATTGAAGGAACAAAGTGGCAGGACGTAAATCCTGCAATTAAGGTTGAAGTTTCTAAAGAAAACCATATTTATGTAGACGGAAGATCTATGTAATGGAAAAAATTAATTTATTGCCTGGTATTAATGTATACAAAGGGCTGTTTAATAATGTTGAAAATATTTTAAATATTGTTAAAAATTCAGAAGGAGACATAAAGGATCAGCACGAGCCTTCTGGTAAAGGGTTTATTCGTGACTGGGTAAAGTGGTATGATTTTGGAATAATGACTAACTTTGCTCCCGATCTTGTTGGCAAAAAATTAATGTCTTCCGAAAAAGATGAGTTAAAAAAAGAAACCATATCCGAGCAGATTAAAGCAAAACAAGAAATTGTAAATGTCATTGATTTTGTTTTTAATGACTATATGTCTGAATGGAAGAATGTTGTAGATTGGCCCAGCTATGTTAAAAACTTTGGGCTTTCTAAAGAATATACTTCTCATATAGAGCCAGATAACTCTAAGAGAAGCCTAACTCTGCAACAAATTGATGCATTAAAACACAATATATATCCAGATAAAGATTTTGCAATAAACTTTCATTCCGACAGCCCTAGATACCATGAAGATGAGCCTGGGTTTAAACAAATGCTTTCTTTAACTATATATTTAAACGATGATTATGAAGGCGGGGAGATACAGTTTTTAAATGATAAAGAAAATAAACTTATTACCTATAAACCAAAAGCTGGAGATATGACGATATTTCCTTCTTTTCATCCATTTTGGCATGCCGCAAAACCAGTTGTAAGCGGTAGCAATAAATATCTTTTGCGTGTATTTATATCTTGGTACTATGATGGATCTCAAGAATGGATACAGGGAAGAGATACATATGGTCTTGCAAAATGGAAATCAATGCAAGAAGACAGAGAAAATGATGAAGTCAATAATGGGAACAACGAAAGAATGGTTTTGATTGATGGGCAAGCCGCATACGATTACCCAGCAGTCAAGGTTTATATTGAAAGTAGTAATAGCACCTATATAGATGGGAGATTGATATAATGACTATCTTTTTATTGGGATTAATGCTAGGATTTACTATTGGATATCCGCTTGGATTATTCATTGACAAATGGGACAAAAGGATTAAAAATGGCGGAAGATAAAAACACACTTCAATTAATTAGTGATATAACAGAGTTCAATGATCTACATGAATATATGCAAGATGAGCACTTAGACAAAGCATTGGCTATTGTTGTAAAGCTATTAATGACGCCAGATGTCCCATCAGCAAAAGCTCCTATGCTTATTATGGAACTACAAGCAATGTCAACTAAGTTTGCCGTAATGTCTTCTGTGTATTCAACTATTGCTAAAGATAAAGCGGGAACTATAAATAATAACAAGAAGAACGTTTACTATTCAGTAAAGGAGTCCATAGACAAACTTGTAGATGCACTTAAGTATGTCGTTAGGTATAACTCATAAATGGCTAGAGATATTGTAAAGAACCTTAAGTTTAAAAAGCACACTGGAAAATTCTTTGACCCAGAAAAATTTGCTGCATTGCTTGATGAGTCTTATCGTAATACTAAAAGAGCAGATGGAGAAATGACCAAGAAATCTTTTAGCCCAAGCTCCCTTGGATACGGTCACGGAACATGCCCAAGATATTGGTACATGGCTTTTTCTGGCGCCGTATTTATTGATGATAATGATGCTGTAGCAGTTGCAAACATGGCCCAGGGTACACAGGCCCACGAAAGACTCCAGAAGCTTATCAGTACAATGCCTGAGTGGAAATCTCAGGAAGAAGAGATTATTAATGAGTATCCACCTATTAGAGGATTTATAGATCTAATTATGGAGTATGATGGCGAAACTGTAATTGGTGAAATTAAGACGGCAAAGCAAGAAGTTTGGGACACCAGACAGTCAGAGATGAAATCATCAGCTAATCACATGCTTCAGCTGTTAACCTATATGAAGCTAAAGAATGCTAAAGAGGGGTTCTTTCTATATGAAAACAAGAACACCCAAGAGATATTAATTATTCCAATTTCAATGAATGAAAAGAACAAGGCAATAATTGAAGAAGCTTTTGCATGGATGGAGCAAGTCTGGGATAACTTTAAAAATGGAGAGCTTCCGATAAGGCCAGCAGGGTCTACAAAGTCTAAGATGCCTTGCACCTACTGCCCAGTTAAAAAAGCTTGCTATGACAAGTCTGGTCCAGTTGGTACAGTTGAAATAGATTTATACAAGGTGCCCAAAATATGATTTGTGCCAATACGGAATGCGCCAAAGAGTTTGATTCAAAAACACATAACCAAAAGTATTGTTCTGACGAGTGTTGCAGAGTTGCAACTAATAAAAGAATTATGCAAAAGTATTATGAAAAAAAAGCTATTAAAAAGGGAGCAGTTAGGCTTTGCAAAAAATGCAAGTCTCAGTTAAGCAGGTATAACTCTGATAATGTATGCTCTTCATGTTTAAAAGAAACAAGTTCAAAGTCTAGAAAATTGTTACAGGATATTGTCGATGAAATTAGCTAGCCTTATTAAAACAAAAGCGAATAGAGTTCTTGGTATAGATGCATCAACTAACTCTATAGCTTTTTGTTTAATGGAAGATGATATTCCTCTTAAATGGGGCAAGATCAATCTTGTTGGCGAAGATATATATGAAAAAATTTATGATGCTAAAAACAAAATGGCAATGATGTTAGATGAGCTGAAGAGTGATTATATAGTAGTTGAAGGTGCCATACTTGTCAGATCACCTGATGCTGTGATAAAATTGTCATATGTCTATGGAGTTGTTATTGCTGAGCTTATGTCTACTGGAGCTAAGGTCATCACTATTAGCCCATCCGCATGGCAGGCGTACATTGGCAACAAGAATCCTACGAAAGATGAAAAGTCTGCAATAAGATTAGCTAATCCAGGATATGCAGAATCGTGGTACAAAAATCAGTTAAGAAATATGAGAAAGCAAAGGACTGCTGACTATTTTAATAAAAAATACGGACTAGAAATTATAGATTTTGATGTCGCAGACAGCTTTGGAATCGCACACTACAGCAACCAGGTGCTTACCAAGCGATGAAGCTTTATCAAAGTAAAGATTGGCTATATAGAAGATACATAGTTCAAAAGAAAACAGTTACAGAAATAGGTAAAGAGTGCGGGGTCTCTGCTATGACCATACAGAGATATTTACAAGAGTTTGGATTGTTGAGAAAAAAATGAGCGAGTACCCAAATAAAGATGGTGGATATCAGGCTTGGATAACAGACCTTCAATTAATAGCAACAGATGCTCCTTCTGGACATAAGATAATTGTAGAGTGCTTAGAAACAGCAGAGATGCTTATAAAGAAAAATATATCATACGGCAACTCTGCACTTGATCCAATTCGAATTTTTTCAAAGGCGGATTCAAAAGAACAGATCCGTGTTCGTATTGATGATAAGCTAAATAGAATTCAAAACGATAAAGCATTCCCAGGAGACAATGATATTGATGATTTAATAGGATATCTAATTCTTCTTAAAATAGCCAATAAGTCTTAGTCAACTAAAACATGGTATAATTTATATATGAGCGAATTAGAGCCAGCGGTGCACTTTGACAGAATGAACAGAGTTGTTCAAGAATTGCTAAAGGGTAACTCCGCAACACAAATAGCAACAAACACAGGATTCTCCAGAAAAGAGGTCCTTGAGTATGTTGATGAGTGGAAGTCTGTAGTACATAACGATACTAATTTAAGAGATCGTGCAAGAGAGGCAATCTCTGGAGCAGACGAACATTATGCAATGCTAATTAAAGAGGCCTGGAAGACCGTAGAGGATGCAGACACCCAAGGACAGCTTAGCGTAAAGGCGGGCGCCCTAAAATTAATTGCGGACATTGAAACAAAAAGAATAGCTATGCTTCAATCTGTAGGCGTGTTAGAGAATACTCAAATTGCATCTCAAATTGCTGAAACAGAAAGAAAGCAAGATATCCTTGTAGGAATTTTAAAAGAGGTTACTGCTGGTTGCCCTAAATGCAAGATGGATGTTGCAAAAAGGTTGTCTCAAATAACAGGTATTGTTGAGAGCGTACTGATCCACGAGTCAGATGCTATCTAGTACATTCCCATTTTCTATAAGTGTTGATAAGTTTAAACAAATAAGCGATGGCATATGGGTGTATAAAAAATTTATTCCTGAGCAAGAGTGCAATTTAATTATTGAATCAGCCAGCAAAATTCCAGAACACATGTGGTTTGAAAGAGATTGGTATAAGTCTACAAAAAAACAAATAAATCAACTACTACCAATACATAAAAAAATAAATTCTATTTTAAAAAAAGATTTTTATCTTGGAGAAAACCTTAGCCTTGTAAAATTTATAAAAGGTCAGACATGGAATTTGCATAAAGACAATCACGATTCTTTGCACATACTCGAATCAAATTCAAATATAAAAGAAGGAGAGACGGTCTACCCAGCAGAGTACACTACGCATGGAGTGATATTTTATTTTAATGAATACGATGGTGCCGAAATATCATATCCAGAGCTTGGAATAAAGTATAAGCCAGAAAAGGGAGACATGTTGGTTCATAGATCAGACATAGCTCATGAGGTATTGGCTCTAGAAAGCGATATAAGATACACGCATTCTAATAAAATTTTTGTATATCTAAATGTACCACTCGGTGTCATATGAGTTTTGATTTCTCAGATTTAATAGATATTCTAGATGGCGAAGAGTTTGAAGAAAAGCCAGTAGACTTAAGGACATTTGTAAACGACCCAAACTACTTGGGTCTCCCACCACTTTCAGAATATCAATACACTTTGATTGAAAAAAGTTCACAAATTTATAAAGAATCTACACTTAAAAAATTATTTGGAGATGAAGAAGGCGAGATCAGATTTAAACAAACTGCTAATGAGGTGGTTGCACAACTAGGAAAAGGTTCTGGAAAAGATTACTGCTCAACAATTGCAGTTGCGTACATAGTTTATTTGCTATTGTGCCTAAAAGACCCAGCAACGTATTATGGAAAACCTCCTGGAGATTCAATTGATATTATCAATATTGCTATTAACTCTCAGCAAGCAAGCAATGTATTTTTTAAAGGCTTTAGAAGCCGTATAGACAAGTCGCCATGGTTTGTTGGGAAGTACTATTCAAAGGCATCTGAAATACAATTTAACAAAGCAATAACGGTTCACTCTGGACACTCTGAAAGAGAAGCGTGGGAAGGATACAACGTTATCGTTGTTATTCTTGATGAGATTTCTGGTTTTGCAATTGAAAATACAACTGGCCACGATCAAGCAAAAACTGGTAGTGCAGTTTATGACATGTACAGGGCATCCGTTGACTCACGTTTCCCAGATTTTGGCAAAGTTATATTACTTTCATTTCCTAGATTTAAGAATGATTATATTCAGCAAAGATATGATGCCGTAATTGGCGAAAAGGAAACGGTAATCAGGGAACATAAGTTTAAGATGTATGAAGAGATTCCTGATGGGACGGATGGCAATGAGTTTGAGATACAGTGGGAAGAAGACCATATCATATCTTACAAGATACCTAAAGTATATGCTATTAAGCGCCCAACTTGGGAGATCAACCCAGTTAGAAAAATTGATGACTTTAAAACAGCCTTCTATACAAATCCAACAGATGCTTTATCAAGATTTGCTTGCATGCCACCTGACGCAGTGGATGCATTTTTTAAATCAAGAGAAAAAGTAGAAAAAGCTTTTAGCGTAGGGCAGATAGCAGTCGATACATTTGGAAGACTGGAAGAGTGGTTTCTCCCAGACCCAGACAAAAAATATTATATCCACGTAGACTTGGCGCAGAAGCATGACCATTGTGCCGTTACTATGGCACACGTTAATAGGTGGGTCAATGTTAAAGTAACAGACACATATTCACAGCCTGCTCCAATTGTAGAGATTGATGCTGTTAGATACTGGACCCCAACCCCAGATAAATCTGTAGACTTTACTGAAGTAAAAGACTATATTCTGTCTCTTAAAACAAGGGGATTCAATATAGCAGTATGTACCTTTGACAGATGGAACTCTCATGATATGATGCAACAACTAAAACAATATGGCATCAATACAGAGATTCTGTCTGTCGCTAAAAAACATTATGATGATATGGCCATGATCGTTGCGGAAGAAAGATTGATTGGTCCACACATACCTTTGCTTATTGACGAACTCTGCCAACTTAGAATTATGAGAGACAGGGTTGACCACCCAAGAAAAGGCTCTAAGGACTTGGCAGATGCTACATGTGGTGCTATATTTAATTCAATAAGTAGAACAAAGTTTGATAACAACCAAGAGATAAATATACATACATATGAATCAATGAGTTACGACAATGATTTTGGATCAAAAGATGATCCTGAAACAACAAGTTATAATATGATTAGGGCGCCAAGAATGCCTGAAGACTTAAGAGAAGCAATGGACAGGATGCAAATAATATGAGCGAATACCAAGAAAAAGCAAAAGAATGCAAGTGCTGCAGCAAGCATGTTCCGCTACCAACCGTACTTAGGGAGTATAATGGAACTGTAGTGTGCCCAACAACATTTTCAAATATTGTTGAGTATAAAAGACTCTGGGAGTCTTTTGGGTCAAGACCAATGGGATCAATTAGAAAACATTTTTCTGAGTATGTTCAGCAAATAGTCGAACAATCTATTGACAAAAATTAAGTATATTAGGTATACTTTCAACTAAGCAACAGTAGCTTAGTTGGTTAAAGCCCCGAACTCATAATTCGGTAATCGTAGGTTCGAGTCCTACCTGTTGCACACCTCTGTAGCTCAGCGGAAGAGCAACAGACTTCTAATCTGTTGGTCGCTGGTTCGATTCCAGCCAGGGGTACGTTCCTATAGCTCAGCTGGTAGAGCAGCAGACTTTTAATCTGCGGGTCGATGGTTCGATACCATCTGGGGACACAAAATAATATAATGGAGATATGATGAGAAATATATTAATAGTTGGAGACTCACACACAGCAAAATTAGGTAACTGTGTACCAGACGTTTTTCTAAGAGAGAATGTAGGGTTGGAGTTTAAAGACTCTGAACAAAACTATGTAACTAGGTATATAGATGAGGGAAACGAGGTTTGGTTAAGAGACTCACTCAGAATGTATGAGGATTCAAATTTAAAGATATGGATGTCGGCCCACCCAGGAAGATCTGCCCTTAATTATGATTTTAAAAACTTTGCAAGCGGAACACAAAAATATATTCTTGATAATTGGAATCAGGATGGAAATATTGTTATACCTTGGCTTGGATACATAGACATTAGAAATTGGCTACCACAAACACATCTAAATAATTATAAATCTTCTGCAGATGTAGTATCTAAATACATGGATAATGTTTTAAATAAGTTTGATAAATGCCGTATAGTATTTATGGAGCCCCTGCCACAGTTCATATGTATTATAACCAATGGGTGGAGAATAAATTCAAGTGACCCAGACATTGAGTTTGAGCGGAGATATGAGCAGCACCTAGTGTTTGTAGAGGAGCTTAGAAAACAATGCTTGGAAAGAGGGTTGGAGGCCCCTATAAGGGTAGACGAGATACTAGGTACAGACATGATTGAGCCATACATGCAGCCTAAAAAACCTTTAAAGATTTTATTAAATGACCATATGACTCAAAAGTACTATGAAAAGATAGTCAAGCATATAGCAAAGACTATATAATAATTAATAGAAATGGTATACTGGGATTTATGGAAAATTTAAAGAAAACTGTAGTAGTGACTGGGGCCTCTTTTGGCATAGGCAAGGCAACAGCAAAGCTGCTTGCAGAAAATAATTTTCATGTTATAGCAATTGCAAGAAGTATAGATGAACTTAAGTCCATAGAGTCAGAAAACATAGAACTTTACCAAATGGATATAACAAACAGCCTAGAAGTAGAGAATTTTGGAAAATACATTTATGACAAAAAAATAGATGCATTGGTAAATAACGCAGGCGGAGGATTTAATTTACCCAACAACATATTAAATGACGATGTTGACAATTGGAAAAAATCTTACGATTTAAATGTTATTGGTGCAATGAATATGACAAAAACTGTAGCCCCATCAATGATAAAAAATGGTGGAGGAAACGTTGTCTTGATTACATCAATGGCTGGTCATTTTGTTTATCGTGGAGGAAGCAGCTACACAGTTGCAAAGCATGCAGAAGTAGCGCTTGCAGAGATATTGAGATTTGAATTGTTTGACAAGAATATTAGAGTAACAGAGATAGCACCAGGAAATGTAAATAGCCGTGGTGATCGTGATAGGAATAATTGTTTAAACCCAGAAGATGTAGCAGATGCAATTAGATGGGCTTTAATGGTACCAGAGCATGTAAATATAGAAACACTATCTATATTACATATAAATAATCTAAGTAGATAATAGGAGAAATAAAATGGCAGCAAAAGGAAGTTTAGAAGCAATTATTGAAGTTGCAAAAAAGGAAGTTGGAACTATTGAGGGTCCAAAAGATAATGAAACAAAGTATGGTGCATGGATGAAGGTTAACTTCCAGCCATGGTGCCAATCGTTCGTTTCTTGGTGTGCTTTCACAGCTGGTGTAGCAAAGTTTCCAAAGTCAGCATCAACAGTAGCAGCTTCGGATCAGTTTAAGAAAGAAGGACGTTGGTCAGATGCACGTAATGATGATCCACAGGCTGGCGACTGGATCTATTTTGATTTTCCAGATGATGGCGTAAATCGCATTTCACATGTTGGCCTATGCATTAAAAATAATGGAGACGGAACAATTCAGGTTATTGAAGGAAATACTTCTGGAACAGCAAAAGGAGATCAACGCAATGGTGGAATGTGTGTTGAAAAAACTCGTGCGTATGTGAAGGACAACAAGAAGAAGCTACTTAATGCAGTTGTTGGTTGGGGTAGACCAGTATATGCTGGAGAAGAAAATGTACCTCTTTTAAACAAATTGGCACCCGCACCAGTAAAGAAAGCAGCACCAGCTAAGCCAGTTGCAAAAAAAGTGGCACCAAAGAAGATTAAGTAATGTACGAATACTATGTTAGAAAAGTAGAGGGTGTAGTCGATGGAGATACAATTGATGTCCTCATCGACCTAGGCTTCGACATACTATTCGCATCCAGAGTAAGACTTGCTGGAATCGATACGCCAGAATCAAGAACAAAAGATCTGGCAGAAAAAAAGCTTGGTCTTGAAGCAAAAGAATACCTAAAGTATAAACTAAAAGACTCAAAATCTGTAAAAATAAAAACGGAAAAGATGGACTCTTCTGAAAAGTATGGGAGAATTTTGGGGTGGCTATTTGTTGATGACCAAACAGTATCAGTAAACGAACAAATGATTGCAGATGGATATGCTTGGGGATACTTGGGAGACACTAAAGTAAAGGACTTTGAAGCACTTGCCAAAGCAAGAGCAAAGTCTAAAAAATAACTTGCAATCTTGGTTGTCTAAATGATATAATAGATCAGTACCTGCCTATAGGGGGTACTAATTTAACTCGCTTAAAAGGAGCAAAAATGGTAACACAATTCGCCATGGATCTTTTCAAGGATCCATTTTTTATTGGTTTCAACCGAGAGTTGGAACGTTTTAACAGTCTAAGCAAGGTAAACAATACATCTTTTCCGCCGTATGATTTATTAAAACTAGACGATGACAACTACCAGCTATCGCTGGCAGTTGCTGGATTCACAAGAGAAGATCTAACTGTATCAATTGAAGATGGAAGTCTTTGGATTACAGGTGAAATTACAGAAGTAACAGACGCAGAGGTGGTTCACAAGGGAATCGCTGCACGTAAATTCACAAGAATCTTTGAGCTAAGTGAATACATGGAAGTTTCAAGCGTAGAGCTAAAGGACGGCATGTTGCATATTCGTGTTATTAGAAATCTACCTAAAGAAAAACAACCCAAAATACTAAAGATCAAATAACATTGAGACCTGGGTACGTCCAAAAACTGCCTACTAAAATTAAGGGATTATGTTATGCCAGTATACGAATACAAATGTTCATACGACGATGCACATGCAACAATGTCAGTTCATAGATCTATTGTTGATGACGATCCAGGATATACCTGTGTAGAATGCGAGTCTGAAATGACTAGACACTTTACACCATTTGGCATACAGTTTAAAGGTAATGGTTTTTATAAAACCGATAATCCTAAGTAGTTTAAACTAACATTCTGCTATAATTACTAAGTAAGCAAAAATATTGCATTACTTAGGAGATCCTAATTGACTAAAAGGATTAAGTACTTTTTAACCAGCCTTTTTATTGTGGGCTGGCTTTTTCTTTTCGGTCCAAGCCTTGCTTATGCTGAGGATGTGCCACAACCATCCGAACAAGTAATAGTAAGTCCTGCACAAGCAGCAGTTAATACAGCGCTTGCAACAGCAACAACAGAAGTAGCACAAGCTGCACAGGCCTCAGACACAGCAACAGTAACAATAGCAGCTGCTGTCCAAGCAGTAACGGCATCTAATGCAGCCGTAGCTGCAGCAAATACTGCGGTTACTGCAGCAACTACTGCGGTATCGGAAGTTTCAAATGTATCAACAGCAGTAGAAACTGCAACATCAGTTGTTCAAACAATTACTTCAACAGTAGCGGCAGTTACACAAGCCGTAGCTGCAATACCAGCAACAGCCACAACTCAAACACCAGAGGTTGTAGCAGCGCAAACAGTAGTAACGCAAGCCGTGGCTACTGTAGATTCTGCAGTAGCCACAGTAATAGCAACAGCAACTCCATTAATGACAGAGACTCCAACCACGGTTTCACAGGTAGCCACAGCAATTACAACAGAAGTTGCCCAATCAGAGACAGCCACAGGTTTAATTCAATCAGCACAGACAGCAATAGATACGGCCACTGCAACAGTTGCCACAGCAACTACGGCGGTGGCAGCAGTAACACCTGCACGGACAGAGGCTCAAACACAATTAACTCAAGCAAATGTAGCAATTAATAATGCACAGGATGCAGTTAATGCCCTTGCAGCAACTATTGGCACCACAACAAATGTTTTAGCAAACACAGATGATGCGGGTGTACGCATGAACCTACCATTTAATTTACAAATGGGCGGAGTAACATATAACAATGTTTATGTTGGATCTAATGCAACTATAACTTTTGGAGTAAATGAAGGTGGAAATTACTATAGTACGCCAAATGCTCCATCTATTTCTATAGCTGGATACGACTGGACTACTTGGAGCAATGGCTCTGGAATTACATATTCAACAACTACAAATACTCTTAGCATTGCTTGGGATCTTAGAGTTTACCCGTTGCAAACAGCAGAAACACAAATGACTCAGGTTAGATTTAATGCAGACGTAAACCCATCAGATGGTGCATGGCAAGCAGATGTAAGTGTTACTGGACCAATTCCAAATGGAGCTAGATTTAATGTAAGAGAAACAACAAACGGAACAGTAACAGCAATTCAGGACACTAACTCTGGTCCTGGATTTAATGGAACAATAAGCCAAGGCGCTGCATTTACTCCTACCCCTGATCCAGATAATGCAACGGTACTAGCAGCAATTGATACAGCAAATGCACAAATTGCTACACTAAACTCAGCAGTTACAGCAATTGTTGCAGCAAACACAGCAAATACAAATACAGTAATTGCACCTATTGCAACAGTTTCACAAAATACAATTACATCATTAAACAATGCAAGCACGGACTTAACCAATAAGGTAGAAGCAATTGCAGCTGTTTCAGTAGCAGTAGAAAAAGTAACCACTGCACCAACAATAGTAGAAGCAGCACAAACAGTAATTGATGCAGTCCCAGCTCCTGCACCAGCTCCTGCACCAGCTCCTGAACCACCAGTTGTTGAGCCACCTGCTGAAGAACCACCAGTTGTTGAGCCACCAGTTGTTGAGCCACCTGCTGAAGAACCACCAGTTGTTGAGCCACCTGCTGAAGAGCCACCTGCTGAAGAGCCACCTGCTGAAGAGCCACCTGCTGAAGAGCCACCTGCTGAAGAGCCA